AAGTACACGAAGAACGGCGAACAGGTTATCACAACAAAAACCCTCGTATATCAGAAGGGTGTCAATGCAATAAGAAAACTTTTAGAAAAGGAGACAGCATGACAAGAGAAGAAGCTGAGTTGAACGATGCACCATTTTTGGCGGGTCATTCAACTGTACCAGGAAGTACAAAAGGAACTTGATAAAAGGCTTATAAGTGGGGGTATCAAATGATGAATAACAAGGAAATTAGAGAAAAGATAGCAAAAAAGAGATTGAAACATTATGAGGTAGCACAAGCAATAGGCATAACACAATATACCTTTTCGCATTGGTTACAAACTGAAATGGATACAGAAAAGAAAAGCATAGTGTTAAAGGCAATAGATAGCATAAAGATTTAGTAAAGGAACGTGTAACGGAATGAGCAGAAATAGAAAACCTAAGTTGAACGATGCACCATTTTTGGCGGGTCATTCAACTTAAAGTCGAGCTTACAGACAGGCGCAACGGAAAGGAGCGAAGCATGAACGAATTACAGATATTCAATAATGAAGAATTTGGAACAGTAAGAATATTTCAAGGTTTAAGCAATGTGTGGTTTGTAGGAAAAGATGTGGCAGCAGCCCTCGGATATTCCGACACGGCAGATGCTTTAAGAAACCATGTTGACGATGAAGATAAGCATCTTGTCAAGGTGGGCGAAATACCAACCTTGAAAGTTTCAAACTTCGGAGCTTATCTCATAAACGAAAGTGGCCTTTATTCATTGGTATTAAGTAGCAAGCTACCGAGTGCAAAGAAGTTTAAGCGGTGGGTAACATCCGAGGTATTACCTTCTATCCGTAAAACAGGTGGCTATCAGGTACCACAGACATATCCCGAAGCTTTAAGAGCTTATGCAGATGCCATAGAGCAGAAGCAGAGACTTGAAGCCGAGGTTATGGAAATGGCTGAGACCATAAGCGAAATGCAGCCGAAGGTATCGTACCTTGACGAAATCCTCGCAAGCAAAGAGACCATGTTGGTTACGCAGATAGCAAAGGATTACGGCATATCAGCCAAGACATTCAATGCAAAGCTCCATGCGCTAGGTATTCAGTATAAGGTTGGCGATCAATGGGTATTGTACGGCAAGTATCAGGGCAAAGGATATGTTCATAGTAAAACCCACACTTACCAAAAGCCTTCGGGTGAGAAAGGAACACGATTAAGCACCGAATGGACTCAGAAGGGAAGGTTATTCCTTTATGACCTTCTGAAAGCCGAGGGCATGATTCCAATGATTGAGAAAGGAGAGACAGCATGAGCGAAGAAAAGAACATACCTTATGTAGCACATGAATCAGATATGTATTTCAACGACAAGAAGAATAAAAGATTGTGGCTTACCATTGATGCCTTAGTCGGATTTTTGGCCGCAGCATTCATGATTCTTTTATTCAGGAGAAAATAAGATGCCTAAAGTGTTTATCACTCAGGAGCAAAGACAGCTTGAGCATATTTACAACTACATAAAGGCACAATGCCACATTAAGAAGATAAGCCAAGCTCTTATAGCTTCCGAGTTGGGGATAACACAACAGGCATATTCTTACAAGCTACGAAGTAAAACTCTTTCGTTAGAGGATTTTGTCGTAATTATGAACATTCTAGGAAAGGATGTTGAAGTATGTACCAGATGAACATTAAGGATTCCGATATATCGGAGATTAAGAAAATCATAAAGGCAACGATCATTCAAAAAGGGTTAAGCATTGATGATGTGGCAGATATGACAGGCTACTCAAAGCAGACCTTATACAACTTCTTTTCAAAAGATACTAAGCCTTCAAGGTTTTTAATCTTTGCTTTATTGGAAACATTAGGAATTGAGAGGGAGAGACCATGAAACAGTACATAGGAGCTTTTACATTCCTTATTGGAATTTTATTAACCGGGGGAGCGATAGACGGTACAGCTAATCCAATACCATACATGATTTTAGCAATTATCGGTGCCGGAATCCTCTTATCGTCAATATGGGGGAAACATGAAAAAGAAGATATGTTTAGCGATATTGATTAGCACGTTTCTTTTATGTGGTTACGGATATGAGGATATAAGCCTACCTACAGAAGTTATCGAGGATTGCATCGAGATAGGCGAGGAATACGATGTAGCACCAACCTTATTAATGAGTTTGGTATGGGAAGAATCGAGAGGACAGCTTACCAATGCAACGCAGATAACCAATGTCAAATGGTTTAAAGAGGGCATAGACCATGTTGGAACCAACAGCCCTAAAGGTAACAGGCGAGACAATATCGAGATATGCGCTTACTACTTACGCAAATGGTATCAAGAGGAAGATGATACATACCTAGTTTTGGATAGTTGGCATGAAGGCCGAGAAAATGCCATTGCCACACGTTCAGATAAACCAAGCTACTATGCGAAGTCAATAGATGATAGGTCGCAAAGGTGGTCAAAAATATTAGATGAAAGGGGGTATCAATATGACTAAACCAAATCCTAGTGATGTACGTTTAGCGGAAATGTCACCAAGCATGAGCCGAGAAGAATACGAAATCATTGTCAAGGATATACCGTATGACGTTTTGGTTAAAGAGCTTATGCACCGTTTGGCAAGGGGTGAAGAAGTAAAGCGATACTTAAAGGTCGTTGAAGAATTTGCCAATACAAAGTAAAAGAGCAAGCCAAAGGTCGGAAGCCGGCTCGCTCTTCGAGGGGGGAAATACTTGTCAGTATTCCAACGAGGTAAATTCTATACCGCAATTATAACAGAAAGGCGCAGATTATGGAACGTGCTAAATGCGATGTATGTGGGGCAGAGTTTGAGAAAGGCGATGAAGTCATAGTAGTAAATTCGTGGTTATGCTGCTCAGACAAATGTGCATGGAAGAAGTTAGAAGAATTACATTTAGACGAAATAGAAAGGAGAATAATTGGAGAAGATGAATCTTGACGGAAACTTAGCATTTTTAGACGAACATGAGAGGGAACAGGACGAAGCTTTAGAAAGCTTACCTAAATGTGACCAATGCGGAGAACCTATCCAGGATGATTATTATTTTCAGATTAATGGTGAACGGTTCTGCGAGGATTGCTTACATAAATACTACAAAAAATACATATAAGGAGACGAAAAACATGGATATTACAAAAGAAACGATTGTAAAAGTTAAAGACACAATAGGAAAGAACATTGCTCCCGGTACAATATGCCTTTTCACTACTAAGGATCATTGCTTATATGGCAAGTACACAGGTCTTACCGCAAGGGGCAATTTGAAGTTTGAGAGCGTACAGACAAAGACGAAAGTTACCTTTGCTATATCACCTAAGAGCATAGTTGAGATTTACGCACAGGACGAGGATTAAGCTATGGCAGAAAACGAAGTAAGAGTAAACATAAAGGAAACCCTCATAGATGGGTTAAACACAGTTACCGATGCACTTCCAAAGGATTTTAATAAGTCAAGATTCGTGCAGAACTCCATTGCACTTCTTAACGATAATTCCGACTTAAAGAAGTACGGTTCTAAGTTGGTTCCCGGATTGTTAAAGGCGGCATATTTAGGTTTAGATTTTATGAATAAAGAGTGCTACCTGATACCATACGGCGGTCAATTAAGATTCCAAACTTCATATATCGGAGAAATCAAATTCACGAAGAAGTATTCCAAGAGAGGTATTAAGAGCATATACGCAAAAGTGGTACGACAGGGCGATGAATTTACAGAGACTATTGTAAATGGTTTACCTTCTATCGACTTTAAGCCTTTACCTTTTAATGACGGTGATATTCAAGGTGCCTTTGCCGTATGTCTTTACGATGATAACGAGCTTATATACGAGTCAATGTCAGTTAAAGAGATTCAAGCGGTAAGGTCAACTTATTCACCCGCTAAAGATTCTCCGGCATGGAAAAACCCTTCAGCGTTTGGAGAAATGTGCAAGAAAACGGTGCTAAGAAGGCTATGTAAGCATATTGATACAGATTTCGAAAGTGTTGAAGCTAAACAGGCATGGGAAGAAGGCTCAGACGTTTCATTCAAGAAGGAAAAGCCCGAAGATTTTACAGCAGATCCGTTTGAAGAAGAAGCCATTGACGTTGAAGCCGTAGAAGTTGAAGAAGCAATCCCGAACCTAGACAACCTTGAAGTACCGTTTAAGTGAGGTTGAGCATGATAAACAAAACCAAAGCATTGAGGAATACATGAATGACATAGGAGATTCAGTATGAGCGATTTTGTATTAACAGCAGAAAACTATTACAGCCAAGAAGCCGATAGGAGATTCTTATCCGTCCACAAATATTTAGAGTTCTGCGGAAGTATGGGAATTATAGGTTGTGAAGCAAGGGCATTAGCTAAACTTGAAGGGAAATATACCGAGGAAACCACAACAGCTATGTTAGTAGGATCTTACGTTGATGCCTATTTTGAGGGTACTTTAGAGGATTTCAAACTTGAACATCCCGAAATATTCACTCAAAAAGGCACATTAAGGTCCGAATACAAACGTGCGGAGAAAATGATCGAACGATGCGAAAAGGACGAATTTTTTATGAAAATGATGTCCGGCGAGAAGCAAAAGATTATGACAGCACATTTTCTTGGGTGTGATTGGAAATGCAAGATAGATTCCTATATCCCCGATGTGGCGATAGTAGACCTTAAAACCACCGCAAACCTACATAAATCGTGGAACGTAGGCGATTATGGAAACGTGTCTTTTGTGGAATATTGGGGCTATACGATTCAGCTTGCCATATATCAGAAGATTGTGGAGATAAACACAGGTAAGAAGCTTCCTTGCTATGTAGCAGCGGTCACTAAAGAAGATTCACCAGATATAGAGGTTATAGCAATACCACAGACAGCACTTAATCATGCTTTTAATACCGTAGAAATGACTATTGACGGTGTATTAATGGTTAAAAACAAAGAGGTCGAGCCTATAAGGTGTGAAAAATGCGACTATTGCAAGGCCACAAAGAAGCTTACAAAGGCTATCTCAATGTTTGATTTAATAGAGGGTTAAATATGAAGGCATTTATTACCAATTATGAAGAATATTGCTTGCTATGCGGTTCACCTGATGCGACAGATACACATCACTTAATCTTTGGCCGTTATGAGCAGACAGAGACAAAGCAGACGAGGACGGTATTTACATTCCGCTATGTAGAACTTGCCATACATTGATACATAATTCCGGCACAGCTTGTAAATTATCAAAGATGCTCGGACAGGTATTATGGGAGCTTAACTATGTAGCAGACAAGGAGAAGATTGAAGATGCAAGAGAACACTTCCGCAAAAGATATTCAAAATCGTTTTTTTGAGATCAGAGGTTCATATTACGGTGATAAATGCTTTCCTTCCCTTAACAATCTTTTACACGAAGCAGAAAGGCATCCAATAGCATACGGAAAGTTAAAAAGACAGTTTCAGTATATCGCTATAAACGCTATAAGGGTAGGTTTAAGGGGCTATAAGGCTAAAGGGGTATTAATTCCCCACTATACCTTTTGTGAGCCTAAAAAGGGGCAAAAAAGAGACTACGACAATATTGTGGCGGCGGGTCGAAAGATTATCAATGATGCCTTAGTTGCTACACAGACGATTAAGGACGATAACCCCACATATTTAGGCTACGGCACAAATAAGTTTGTATACGGCGATGAACCTTATATAAGGGTAGAACTAGAGGAAAAAACGGATGGATGATAGCAAATACTTAGAGTGCATCCATTGTGAACGCTTCTTTGAATGCACCGTAAAGGCCGATAAAGCCGAACAATGCGTAAATTTTGAGGAAAGGAAGGGCATAAAGAGTGAGCCAACAAGGATGGATAAAGCTTCACAGACAGATCCAAGATAGCTTCTTATGGCAAGATAAACCATTCAACCGCAAAGATGCTTGGATTGATTTACTACTTTTAGCAAATCACGAAGATAAAACAATCCTTTTTAACGGTCAGGTCATGGTTATTAAAAGAGGTCAATTCTTAACCAGTATAAGAAAACTCGCAGACAGGTGGGGATGGAGTAAAGACCGCACATTGAAGTTTTTTAAGCTTCTTGAAAGTGAGCAAATGGTCGACAGAGATAGCGACAGCAATCGGACACTTCTAACCATTGTAAACTATGACAATTTTCAAGGTGAGACAGACAGTGACAAGGACAGTAATAAGGACAGTAACAAGGACAGTGAACGGACACTCACAAGGACAGTGAACGGACACCGACAAGGACAGTGGCACGCCACAAACAAGAATATAAAGAATGAAAAGAATGATAAGAATGTAAAGAATGAAAAGAAAAATAATATAAGAGTTTACTTCCCGGACGATGAAGCTCTTAACGATGCTTTTAAAGATTTTGTCGATATGAGAAAGAAGCTCAAGAAACCTTTAGCATCAGACAGAGCTATCACACTAGCGATTAATAAGCTTAACAAACTATCAAACGGCGATAGTCAGTTAGCGATAGACATTATTGAGCAATCTATCATGGGAAGTTGGTTATCATTCTATCCACTTACAGAAAGAAAGGGGGAAAGGCCAAACTCATACATGGAAGCAATTAATAATCGTGTAAATGTGGTTGACAGTTGGCTTGACGATAATGACGAAGGAACAGTTTAGCTTAATGGTTAAAGGTATGAAGGCCGTATATACAGATCCTAAATTCATACCAGATAAAGCCGCTTTTGAAACATGGTACGCACTATTAGCGGATTTAGAATATAAGACCGCAAATATAGCCTTACAAAAGTATATGATGACTAATCACTTTCCGCCTACTCCGGCAGATATAAGGAACAATATCGAGGTGCCGGAAGGAATGAACTCTAACGAAGCATGGAGCTTAGTGTTTAAGGCCGTGAGAAACGCATCATATCATGCACAGGAAGAATACGACAAGTTACCTTCTATCGTGCAAAAGGCGGTAGGCAGCGCAGACAGTTTAAGAAGTATGGCTTTAGATGCTAATTTCAATGAAGGTGTGGAGAAGTCACACTTCACAAGAGTATATGACACATTACAGGCAAGAGCCAAACAGGAAAGCAAACTTCCGATAGGCTTACGAACAGAAAATATTTTACAGATAGGAGTGGAAAAAGATGGGCTTAACAGTTAAGAGTGATGATAGGGGAGTAAAGGTTTTTAAGAATGATCGTGGATATTACTCCATAGGCATTTCAAGTAAGGACAAGGACGGAAACTGGGTAAAAGGATATATAGATGTTTTGTTTAAAAAGGGCGTAGAGCTTGAAAACAAGACAGAAATAGTTATCAAAAACGCTTTCCCGGTTGTGAACGAATACAAGGAAAAGAAGTATATCAAGCTTATGATTACAGACTTTGATGTAATTTCTAGCGGCGTGACGGATGACGGATTTATCAATATTCCTGACGGTGCCGAAGAAGAAGTACCATCTTACTAAGAGGGGAACTAAAGATGATAACACAGTACGAAAAGATGCAGATATGCGAAGAATACAAGAATAATAAAAGGGCAAGCATAGCGGTTTTGGCTATCAAGTACAAGCGGAATGAACGCACGATAAGGAATATCCTCGCAGAAAACAATGTGCCTATAACAAATAAGTTTAGGCTGCAAGAGGACGAAAAAGACCAGATAAGAACTATGTTCATGGATGGGGTTACGGTTTCAGACATAGCCGATAAGTTAGGGCATCAGAGAATCACTATCTCAAGGTTCCTTGTAAGTGAAGGCTTTAAGGAAAAGACCAACACCGATAAGGAAGAAGTGTTCGGAAAGATAGATGTTCTTTCATTGGACGATGTAAAAACTATCGGCACGAAGAAAACAGTATTGCGGCCGGGCTTAGTTATCCTTAACGCAAATAAGGCATTAAGAAAACAGATCCAGGGAGATTTTGATAACCTGGTCGAGAGTGGCACAAATTGGAAGCTGATAAATGACATATTACAGACACGTTATCCGAATCATATTGCATGGGATTACTTGAAAGTATATCAGTACGGTTGGGATCGTGGAATAAATGAATTTAAGTGGGTGAGGTGAGTATATGCAAGCAATAGCAACGATCAATGGTTGCCCCGAAAAATGTGAAAGGTACATAGTAGCCATAACAGCAAGACCTTTTGAAGGAGATGGTAGCTTTTGGTTTTGGGGAAGTTGGGAAGAAAAGGCAGAAGCCGAGAGAGTAGCTAGAGAGATAAGGGGTTATTTATTTGAAAAGCCCGAAAGTGCTAAAAGTGCTTGCTATGCAGAAATGTATGAAGTTGGGTTTTAATCCAATTATAAAGATAAAGCCGTTTGAGCCAAAGGAAAGTGAGGAAAGAATGAAATGAACAGAATAATACTAAACATAACAGGAAATGACGTTGACAAGATGGACGCAGAATCACTTGCAGAGTTTGTTTCCGCAAAACTTGATGATAACGGATGGGACGTAACAGTTATCGGATATAAGGATATATTAGGTGAAAGTGCTAAAAGTGCTTTAGACGATATGGATAATGCGGTCAATGAGTTTTTCGGAGAAGTAGAGCATATAGTCAATAACGGCACTATGAATATTACGTTATGAAAAAGGGGGAAATATGACAGAACAAGAAAAAGAAACAAAGAAGCACAGAGAAGAAGCCATTAAAACCTTGAAAGAAATGCGTGATATGATGATGAACTCTGACGAATGGGAAAGTATGATGCGGTTGGTTGATGCCGTGACATTGGGTGCGTTTGCTATTGCAAGGTTAAATGAGATTGATTATGGCAAAGAAGAAGGGGGCAAAGAATGACTAAAGAAGAAAGAGTTAGGAAATTAAGAAGTTTAATCACTTGTATGAAATGTGAAGTAAGCGGAAAAGTGTGTGATGATAATTGTCCTACTCAATACAACGCTGTAAAAACAATCATAGAAGCAGATAAGGAGAGTGAGGAATAGGAATGACTTGTGATAAATGCGAACACTTCAAAGTCCTATATGAGCCATTAAGAACAAAAGGCGAATTATGGGATATGGGTAAAGCCGAATGTGGAAAGCATAATCTCGAAACCAACTTCTCAACTCACGGGAAGTTTAAGCGGTTAAGCATTTGTGAAGATTTTGAGCCAAAGGAAAAAGAAGTAAGGACGAAAAGGTACATAGCCGTTTTAGAGATTGATGATGATTGCGAGATAGTGGGAAGTATTGACGCAACAGTATCTTACACATACCGCAATAATGGCACGAATTACGCAACAACTGAAAGTGTGGAGTTTAAAGAGGAAAGTGAGGCGAGCGAATGACAAAAGTAACAACAGATTTTGCCATAGTTGAACGATGCACCATTTTTGGCGGGTCATTCAACAAAACAACGGTTAGCTCTAAACCGTTACATTTTAATCGTATTCATTTGACTAAGAATGAGTGGAATCAGGCAAGCAGCGTACATGACAGATATTATGTGTATAGGCTGTTGTTAAGCAAAACGGAACGAAAACTGTTTCTATTGCAGGATCCAGTAGGACTGTATAAAAAAGATATGATTGATATGATTCCTTCGGATGGTGCTGATATCACATTTGACCCTAAAAAAGTTGGAGAATATGAGGAGTTGTTGACATGGAAAAGCTAAAGGTTGCGTCATTGTTTTGTGGTTGCGGCGGAACAGATGTGGGGCTGGTAGGCGGCTTTGATTTTCTTGGAAACTATTATGAAAAACATCAATTGGAAATAGTATATGCCAATGATATTGAGAAAGCAGCTTGCGATATTTTTGAAGAGAATTTCGGAATAAAGGTTGATAATCGTGATATACGAGATGTAAAAGGAAGCGACCTGCCGGATATTGATATCTTGACGGGGGGATTTCCTTGTCAGTCATTTTCTGTCGTTGCGCAAAATCCAAAGAGATTAGGCGTGAAAGATGAAAAGGGAAAACTATTCTTTGAGATGTGTCGGATACTCAAAGAAAAACAGCCTAAGTGCTTTATTGCAGAAAATGTTAAGGGTATTATGTCGGCTAATGGAGGAGAAGCCTTTCCGCTTATTTTGAAAGAATTTGAAAACAGTGGATATGATGTATTTCCTCATCTGGTTGGTGCAAAATACTATGGTGTTCCTCAGAAAAGAGAGAGGGTAATAATAGTTGGATTTAGGAAAGACCTTAATGTAAAAAAGTTTTCTCTTGATGCGCCACCACTGACAGATGATAATTTGGTTCCGCTTAGGAAAGTAGTTGAAAGAGATGTTGATGAAAAGTATTTTTTTAGTCAAAAAGCTGTTGATGGAATGATGAGAAACAGGGCGTCCATGAACAAAGGAAGAGAGCAGGATTTGGATCAGCCATGTAATACTGTGGGCGCACATCTTGCTAAAGTTTCTTTGAATAGCACCGACCCTGTTTTGAGTGTGGGCGGAAGATATCGGAGGTTTACACCAAGAGAGGTGGCTAGGATACAATCGTTTCCTGATACATTTAAGCTGTGTGGTTCAGAAAACTCGCAGTATAGAGCGTTAGGAAATGCAATTCCTCCGGTAATGTTCTGGTATATAACGCAGAATGTGATGGAACAGCTACAAATGGTATAGGTGGAGGGTACATATGAGTGAGCCGAAAAGAACAGGGTTGTTAGAATTACTGCGTGCAAGCCAAGGATGCCAATTTGTTATTCCTGTCTGTTGAACGATGCACCATTTTTGGCGGGTCATTCAACTGGGGGAGCGATGAGTATGGGTGTTCATTGCTTGACCACATACACGCAACACACATTGACAACTTGATTTCTGCATTGAGAGGAGCATAGAGATGAAAGCATACAAAGGTTTTAACAAAGATATGACTTGCCGAGACTTTCAGTATGAAGAAGGCAAAGAGTATAAAACAGAAAGAGCGAGCGTTTGCAACGAGGGGTTTCATTCTTGCAAATATCCGCTTGATGTATTTAGTTACTACAACCCTGCTGATAGCGAATATCACGAGGTAGAAGTGTCTGGTGAAATTGACGAAGCAGAAGATGACAGCAAGATTGCTTCAACCTACATAAAGATTGGGGCAAAGCTTGATATTGTCGGATTAGTGAAGGCTGCTATTAACTTCACAATGTCAAGGGTAAAGCCTGAAGCAAAGGCAACCGAAGATTATGGAGCTTCTTCCGCTACGGGTTATAAGGGAGCTTCTTCTGCTACGGGTGATTGCGGAGCTTCTTCTGCTACGGGTGATAAGGGAGCTTCTTCTGCTACGGGTGATTGTGGAGCTTCTTCTGCTACGGGTGATTGTGGGGCTTCTTCTGCTACGGGTTATAAGGGAGCTTCTTCTGCTACGGGTGATTGTGGAGCTTCTTCCGCTACGGGTAATTGTGGAGCTTCACTTACTACCGGCTATTGCTCTTCAGCCGAGTCGGGAAATCCCCAGGCATTAGCCATTGCTTTTGGTTATAAATCTAAAGCAAAGGGCGTTAAGGGGTCATATATAGTCCTTGCTGATTGGGAAGATGTAACTGGAGATGGTTCATATTGGAAACCCGAAGATTGGAAACTCAAAGGTGTACGGGTTGTTCATATAGACGGAAAAAAATACAAAGCAGATACATTTTATACGATGAGAGACGGAAAGGTGGTAGAAGTCGATGAATAGGCTTGATGAGCTAAAGGTATTAGTTGAACGATGCACCATTTTTGGCGGGTCATTCAACGAAAAGGAGTGTGGGGTAAAAGAAGTATGACAGTAGGACAGCTAATATTAATATTCACAATCGGTATGATACTTGCCTTTTGGATAGGCATTGCAATAGGTGAATTGTTGAAAAGGAGATAAGATGAAGATTGTTATAGGTATACCAACAGCAAATGATATGATACCTGTTCAAGTGGCCGGGGCTATAATGTCAGCTTGCTTTACTTCTAAGCATACATTGATACCTGAGTTTTTATCCGGGGCTTTAGTCTATGATGCAAGAGCACAGATAATCAATGATGCCATAAGACAAGGTGCAGATTATGTATTATTTGTCGATTCGGATATAGTTTTTCCGCCTGATGCAATAGATACACTACTAGCACATAACAAAGATATGGTTTCGGGGCTTTATTTTGGCCGTATAAGCCCGCATAATCCAATAGCCTATAAAAGCATCGAGCCGTTAAGAATCTTTCAAAAAAACGCCAAATCTGAAACGATAAGCGATATAAATACACCGTTGCAAGAAGTGGCGGCTGCGGGTCTTGGTTTTTGCCTTATCAAAATGGATGCTATCAGGAAGATTTCAAAGCGGTATAAGGTGCCTTTTGAGCCGATGCGGGGATTAGGTGAGGATTTCAGTTTCTTTATCAGGGCGAAAAAATGCGGATGTAAACTGTTCCTAGATACCACTATTGATTTAAAGCACGTTGGCACAAAAGCTTTTGACAGACAAGACTTTATAAGGGGGCAACAATGAATATTAAAAATCTATTTTGGAACTACAACAAAGAGCGTAGAAAATTAAAACGCCTTATGGAAAAAATAGAAACGCTTGAAACAAAAGCGGAGAAGATAACACCGACCTACAGCAAAAACGAATCAAGCGGAAGTGTTTTCAATTCAAGCTCAAAGGTAGAATCAAACTGTGTCGATATAGTGGACTATCAAAGACAAGCAGAGACAATAGCAAAACAGCTTAATTATGCCGATACGCTCTTAAAGATGCTTAAAAGCTATCAAAGATACTTAGTAAAGCGGGCTTACATATACCACAATTCAATAAAAAGTATAGCCATAAGCGAACACACAAGCACAAAGAATATACAAAGAATCCTTGATAATGCTATTAAAAGCCTTGAATAGTAAAACCCCCGAAAGACCTTTTATAAGTCAATCGGGGGCTTTTTACACAAACATCACACTTCGAAAAGATAGTTATATTATAACATTGCGGTTATTTTTCCTCAAGCTTCATGCGCTCAATTTTTTCCATAACAGCGTCTGCGATAAAACCGTTTAGGCTGTCTCCGGCATACTTGCGGATTACTTCCTCGTCCTCTTTTCTAAAACGAATAGTTGGCCGCCAGTAGTTATTAAGATCATATTTCATAGTAGCTCTTTTATGGGCTTCTGATTGTGCCATTGTTTAACCCTCCATAGTTTGATTATATCATTGTTAGTCAATACCTATTGAGCCAATAAAGCCTTTTCAACCCTTGCAAGTGAATATTTGGCGTTATCTGTGAGTTGACGCTGCCAGGCCATATTTTTAGGGGACCATTTAAAACCATTGGATTTTAATATATTTCTTGTTTCTTCGTCCGGCTTACCGTCAAATATAAGCTGTAAGCGCATAAGCTCTGTATTTTCAACAACTTTGAATAAATCATTTTCTCTTTCGGTGGTTCCTTTTTCCTTAATAGCCGTTAAGCTTTCCAAACGATCCTTTAAACGCTTAATATTAGCATTGTTATTCTGCAAAGTATAAGATCCATAAGGAACTTTGCACCAGGAATATTTATCTTCGATAAACTCGTCAATCTTTCGGGCGTTTTCTTCCGTTAAGTCCTCGCAGCCTACGCAAGTATTGTTTTTGCGATAATAGGCGTTTATACGCTTCATTCTTTCTTGATCTTCGGTTAAGTCGTTTATTTTATCCTGAAGGCGTTCTATTGCGTCCTCGTCTGATGATAGTATAGGTTGATTACAAGTGATAAGGTTCTCGATTTTATCAACATAGGCCATAAGATACTTATATACACCGTTTAAAGTTTCACGGCGGGAGTTCTGGCGATCTTTTTTCTTTGTTGGAAAGTTAGCCGGGCCACAAATTAAAACCGAGGGGCAACTGGCTTCGTTCCTGTAATAATCATTTAGATAATTAGCGTACTTTTTAGCAAAGCGATCCGCCATATATTGTGCCTTGTCTAAATACTGGGGCTTTTTCTCGGCTACTTCTTCAACGATAGCCCAAACTTTGTCAACTGTGGCCTTGTATTCGTTTGTAGCTTCATTCTCTTTATAGCTTGAAAAACTGTTAACTTCTTTTGCTATTCTTGCGGTGTTCTCGTTTATTGCATAATATGTTTTATCCATTGTTTTCCCTTTCTGCCCTCGTAACCTCCGGGGCGGGTTCTGTTCTATGCTTCGTATCTGATAATTACTCGACCGCTTTCCGTGTCGATACCGTTATACATTGGCCCCACATATCCTTTTAAATGCGGTTGGTTGTCAAGCTCCTCACGATATACCAACATCCCGGCGGGCCGTTGTTTTCTTTATGCTGTCTTTTTTGCTTTCCTTGCTGCTATTGCCGCCTGGATCTTAGCTTCCTTTTCGGGATCTGTGGGTTCTACCTGATCGGCTGTGAAGAAGAAAGCTTTTTTCATAAACATTGAGGAAGTCTTAATAGTATCGCTGTCGGGCTGTCCGTCCGTCATCATTAATATTGTCGCTTCGCTCATGCTCTTTTTTTCTTCTTCGGTTAAATCTCTTTCCTTTTCGGTGTACTTCCAGATCATGATAGTTGCCTTTGCCTTTTCGCCCTTCTTAACTGAATAGCCGAGCTGCTTCCACATTGCAAAAGTGTGTATTGTTTCCACTTCCTTAACTTCGACTTCTTCGCCCTTTTCATTTTTGGCCTTGAAGGATTTTCCAGTGTACTTCAAGATTCCTTCCTTTGCGAGTTCCTGTGATGCTCTTTCAATAATTTCTGCGTTTGTCATGTTTGTTTTCTCCTTTTCTGTTTGTGTGTTTGTGTGTCAAGAGGTCTTGTCGTCTGACAATGCAATCATAACAAGGTGTCTGTATATTGTCAACCCCTTTTTGAAAAAAATTTTAAAAAGTTTCGGAATGCCGGAAAACATAAGGAAAAATGATAGAAAAAGTTTTTGAAACAATAAAAAATCGGTAGATTTTTACCGATTGTGTCCAAATACATTGCAATAATCGGGAAAATGTGAAATATTAAATATAAGTAAAAGTGGGCTTACAAGTTAGTAAGTCCTTTTTTAATGCAATTAATAAACAGGAAAGGAGTTAAGGAAATATGGAGAACGTAACAAATCAAAGTGAAATAATTAATCCTGAGAATAATATCATCCGTCCTGTTATTAATTCCAATAATACAATCACTGATCCCAATACAGATACAGTTATCATTGATTGTGTATTACAAGACAATGGAGATATTAAAGGACATACACAAGATAATACTAAGGTCTTATACAAGTATAATGATAATAAGTTTTATTATGGTATTGAAATTGGTAAATGTAATCTTATAAACCTTAGAGAACGTACAGAAGATGAAAGGCTTGCTATAATAGCTAAGGCAAACGAGAGTAAAAGAGCCAATAATGAGCGAAAAAGGAACCTAAAAGAGATAGCAAAAGCTCTTTTGGAATACTCAACAGGAGAACGGCAGAAGAAGCAAACACTAGGCGAAAACTATGCAGAAACCTTCGGAGAGCTTGAAACCAACGGCGAAGTGATGTTGGCTAGAATGATATTGGGCGCAATGGATGGCTCTTTTAAGTGTGCGGAGTTTGTAAGAGATACAGCCGGAGAAAAACCGAAAAACGAGGTTGAAGTATCTGCTGATATAATGACCGATGCGGATCGCGCATTGATAGAAAAACTGGAAAAGAGAACGAACTAAATAGAAATATATTGCTAAATAAGCATAAATTGAATAGGTGAATAGATAGTAAAACCCTAAAAACCCTTTAAATACAAGGCTTTCGGGGTTTTTTATTTGTTCGTGAAACAGAGGTTTTGCGAATAGTTAGGATCAGGGATAGGCTACAGGGCTTATTTTCTCAGGATTTTTGTATCTTGTGATTTTTTTATTTTTTTTCTTGTTATTACAGTAGATACTACCCCCCCCCCCTACCCCCACCCCCCTGGCACCCCCTACCATCCAAAAAAATTTTTTTCCAAAAAAATAATTCCTAGCCCCTCGCAAAATTTTATAAAAATTTACTGGGGCCGAGATGGACATACAAGGATTAAGAGAGAAGGAAATAGAATATTGCAGAAGGAACGTAGACTACTTTGTGGACACATACGGGCATATAGAGGATAAGGATGCAGATGAATTAATCCAACCTTTTAACTTATGGCCCGCACAAAGAGAAGCGTTGCATAGTTTAGTAAAGCATAGATGGAATGTAATACTAAAAGCAAGACAGTTAGGCTTTTCATGGTTAGTGCTTCACATAGCAGCATGGACCTTAATAAGTCCGGGAAAAACTGTTATCGGTCTATCACGTACAGAAGAAGAAGCAAAAGAGCTTGTACGAAGATTGAAGATGATATTTACCTATATGCCTGAGTTGGTAGCAGATAAAGACTATCTACCGATAAATTGGAAAGGTGCGATATTTTCATCAACCGCATTAACCTTAACAATAAAGTTTCCCGATGGTACAGAATCGGTATTTAAAGCATTTGCAAGTAGCCCAGGTGTAGGCCGTTCATTTACGGCAAACCTAATAATCTTAGATGAATGGGCGTTTCAGCAATTCGCTAGAGAGATATGGCAAGGTGGATTTCCTACTATCAACAGACCTAATGGCGGTAAAGTCATAGGATTATCTACTATTGAGCGTGGTTCCTTGTTTGAGGAAATATTTACAGATCCCGATAATGGATTTAATAAAATATTCATTCCGTGGAATGCAGACCCTAGACGAGACGAAGCATGGTACGAAAAGACAAAAAGAGCTTTAGGAGATTTAATCACGGCAGAGTACCCGGCAACCATTGAGGAAGCCTTGATGGTACCGGGTGGTGCTTACTTCCCCGAAGTTAAAAAAGATACACACGAAACCGACACAGAATTAGTCGGAAAACTGAAACGATATGTAAGTATCGACTACGGATTAGATATGTTCTCTGCTCATTGGATAGCACTTGATACATTTGGCGATGCACAAGTATACAGAGAATACGATATGCCTGATTTAACGATTGCACAAGCAGCCGAGGTTTTGATAAAGCTAAGTTCAGATGAAGTAATAGAAGCCTACTTAGCACCCCCAGATTTATGGAATAGGCGGCAAGAGACAGGTAAATCCGTAGCCGATATTATGGCAGAGCATGGAGTAGTCCTTACAAAGACTTCCAATGATCTGTTTAACGGCTGTATGGCAATGAAAGAGTGGTTAAGAGTGCCGGAAGATGGTAAGCCACCCGCTTTGACATTCCTAAAAGATACAGCCCCTAACTTAATACGGTGCTTACAAAAAATCCAAAAGGATAAGAATAAGCCTAAAGTTTATGCGAAACAGCCCCATGACTTGACACACGATGTAGACAGTCTAAGGGCTTTTTGTATTTGGTGGACTAAAGCACCCTTACCCGACAAGAAAAAGGATACTAAGCCCAAGTGGAGAGCAGACTTGATAGACGATTTCAAGAATGGCTCAGAAGCAATACGGAAACTTATGATTAAGCAACTAGGAGAGCCGAGGTTATGAATTGGCTTAAAAGAACGATGGAAAAAATCAAGAATCCCGAAGAAAACAAGAAACTCACAAAATGGCGTGGCAAATATGAAGATGCCAAGAATAAGTATAGCGAAGCTTTAGAAGATATAAAGCTATGCGAAGAATATTACGAAGGCACAAAGACCGTGTATAGAGAAAATCACGGCACACGTTCAACGGCCAATAAAGAAGCTATAAATGTTCGTAACATCATTTATGAGTTGATAGAATCACAGGTTGATGTATCTATCCCTATGCCGAAAGTAACGGCTATTCACGCAGAAGATGAAGATTTAGCGAAAAAGATAGAGAAGTTTCTTGAAAACGAAGTGCGTACACTTGATTTAAAAACCCTTAACGATTTGCAAGAGCGTACAGTTCCGATTCAAGGTGGCGATTTCTTCTTGATCGAGTGGGATAACACAAAGGGATTTCATTGTAATATCGGTGATTTATCCGTTACGACAATGCACCCTAGAAACGTAATACCTCAACCGGGAATCACAGATATAGACAAAATGGACTATATCTTCACAAGAACGGCTCAAACCAAGGAATACGTTAAGCAGAGATTCGGTAAGGATGTCACGGACGAGGACGAAACCGACAGAGAGATAAGGGATAATGCCGTAAGTGATGATATTGTTACGGTTATCACGGCATATTACAAGAATGAAGAAGGTGGCGTAGGTCTTTATCGTTGGTGTGGCGATGTAGTTCTTGAGGATTTAGAGGATTATCAAGCCAGACAGTATGAAATATGCGAAAAATGTGGAAAACCCCGCCGTGGAACAGAAAAAACGTGCGATTGTGGCGGCAAAAAGTTCAAAAAGGTGGTAGATTCCACAGAAAGTATTACAGTTACGGATGAAATTATCGTAGTCAATCCCATAACAGGCGAAGAAATGATACAAAATCAAGAAAAAACCATTGAGATTGAGTATTATAAGCCTTCTAAATACCCCTTAATCATCCGTAAGAACATATCAAGGGATAAAAACCTACTTGGTTTTTCTGATTGTATGGCTATTAAAGACCAACAGGAAACCATAAAGAAGTTAGGCTCAAAGATAAATGAAAAGCTTTTAAAAGGTGGCTCTTATGTAACACTTCCGAGGGGTATCGGAGTTGAAACCACAGACGAAGAATTTAAGGTTTTAAGAATAGAAAACCCCGCAGAAAAGGCTTTGATTGATGTTATCACAGTTCAGGCCGATTGCGGGCAAGATAGGATAGTTTTAGAGGAAAATTACCAATGGGCTAGATCAACACTTGGTATTACAGATTCATTCCAAGGTAAATACGACAGTTCAGCTTTATCTGGTACCGCTAAACAGTATTCTATCAATCAGGCCGCCGGACGATTAGAGAGTAAGCGTGTTATGAAGAACAATGCTTATGCGAAACTTTACGAAATGATGTTCAAGTTTGCATTAGCTTATTCGGACCAGCCTATTCCTGTTATCTCACAAGATACGGAAGGTGCAAACGTATACTCACATTTCGATAAAAAAGACTTCTTAAAGATTGATAGTGCCGGAGTTCCTTATTGGAATGATGAATTTATATTTGAAACAGATCCTACAAGCACACTTCTAGTAAACAGAGAAGCAATGTGGAATCAGGCAGATATGAAGTTACAGAGTGGCGCATTCGGCAATTTGGGAGATTTAGAAACCGCAAGGCTTTATTGGCTAGAGCAAGAAAGAAACTCTTATCCCCATGCCGGAGAAATAAGAACAATCATAGAAGAACGATTAGCAGAGCAAAAGCAGATGCAAGAAGCCATGCAACAGATAGGGGGTGCGCAAAATGCAATGCCCGGTATGTAAAACAGAAGCGGTTATAACCAAACAAAAAATGGTTTATTCAACCGAAGAAGGAAAACTTTATAGAGTTTTAACCTACTCATGTAGGAATAAGAAGTGTAAAAACTTCGAAAAAGAGATAGGCGAGGTCAGAAATGAATTGCCTGTCGAAACAGAGTGATTAAGGAGCATCCGAAAGGGTGCTTTTTTAATACAAATAAAAAATTACGCAATGCTCAAGAGCGCAAAAATGAGCAGAAAGGAAATTGAATAATGGACGAAAACGAAAACCTTACCACTACCGAAGAAACAACGGAAACCGTTGATACTTCAAGCGAAACAGATGCGGAAGCCGCTAACCCGCAGGAGCCGGAAAGTACACAAGCTGAGAGCGTAGACATTAACGCAATAGCCGCAGCCGCAAGAAGAAAGTCAGAAGAACGGATAAAAGCTATTGATGCAGAATACGCAAGAAGATTCGGACACTTAAACAATCCGATAACAGGTCAGCCTATTCGTTCACAGGCCGATTATTTGGCGGCACTTGATGCACAAGAAGAATTGCAAGCAAAGGAACAGTTACAGCAGAACGGTGTAGATCCGTCATTGTTGGATAAGCTCATTGCTAATAATCCCGCAGTTCGACAGGCACAAGAAGTTATGCAGCAAGCACAGAAATTTCAGTTGATTAATGACATCAACAATCAAGTTGCGGTGCTTTCACAGATTGACCCTTCTATCAAATCCTTAGAGACCATCCCACCAGATGTTATCGCTTTGAGTGCAGATAGAAATATGAGCCTTGTAGATGCTTATAAGTTGGTCAATTTCGGTAAAGTTTCAACCGCACAGCAAGCCGCATTAACACAGCAAGCCATTAATCAGGCAAAAGGAAAGTCACATCTTAACCCGGTAAACGGTGTAACAACCCCGGATGAAGGCGTTGACATTCCACAGCAAGAGCTTGCCATGTGGAGAGAATACTTCCCCGACAAGTCCGAAGCTGAATTAAAGAAGCTTTATAACAAGACTATTTAATAGGAGGAAAAAGATATGTTCAGTTTATTAAGAGCTGATAAGGGGAACAACCCCGCTATCAAGGAAATTGCCGTAGCCGCAGCAACATATGGCATCGGAGAAGTCCTTGCAGAATCAAACGGTTTACTTACAAAAGTTACAGGATCAGTAATGCCCACTCACGTTTCATGTGGAGTAGGCACAAAGGCATCAGGCGATCTTTTAGCTGTTAATCCTATCTATAAGGATATGGAGTTCACGACAACTTTGTCCGCTTCCGGCGCACTTAAAGTTGGTGAGAAGGTAACAATTCATTCAGACTCAGCACAGGTAACAGCAACTAAGACAAACGGTGTAGCAACACTTCTTGAAGTCACAGGTACCGCAATAGGTAGCAAGGTCGTAGTTAAGTTCGAATAAAGAGAGGAGATAAGAAAATGGCTATTGTAATTTCTAAAAATAGTGGGCTTAATGATGATTTTTGGAAGCCCACAGCACAGGTAGTTAATGCGGTATTGTTAGATTCAGATTCAGAAAAGACCGAGTATGACAAGCTCGTAGGACAGCTTGCGGTTGAGAAGAAGTCTAAGAAGTATGCAGAAAAGCAGACTTCAAGAACATCTTTAGCTAACTTTGAGATCGTTGGCGAAGGTGATGTAGCTCCTATGGATGATTTCCAGGAAGGCACACCGAAGCTTATCGTTCATAACTCATTTATGAAAGAAGTTGCGATCACTAAGGAAATGGTTGACGATGCAGAGCATGACGAGATTAAGGGTATAGCAAGAGATCTTGTTATGGCTTATAAGAGATCACGTGCTCAGTTTATTACAGATTTCCTTGCAACAGAAGCTTCAACCTTCTCATTTGGATCTAAGACCGGCTTAGATCGTACCACAGGTGACGGTAAGTCTTTATTTGCTACAAACCATAACTCAGTTAAGGCAGATGTAGCCGCACAGTCAAACGTATATACCAACGCATTCTCAGCTAATATGCTTATCCGCTTGGCATCAATCGGTAGAAACTTTAAGAATGAATCAGGTAACGTAACAGGCTACGCATTTAACAAGATCATTATCCCCGGCAACTGTTGGGAGCTTGAGGAAACAATTAAGCGTCTTATTGCTTCCGATCACATCATTTCATCAAACAACAACGATGTGAATACTCAGAAGGGTAAGTGGGAATTGGTAGTTGATCCTTTGTGGGAAGCAGCTTCCGGCACCGCACCTTATATCTTAATGTCAGACGAAGCTAACAAGGCTTACAACGGTACTGTATTCTATGACCGTGTAGCACTCGATGTTAAGAACGAGGTTGATATTCATTCTCGTAACCTTATCTACAATGCTTATACACGTTTCAGCACAGGCGCAAACAACTGGAGACACGTTATTCTTGGAGGCGCAAGTGCAGGTACAGCTCTTACCTAAACTACGCACAAAGTACATCACACTACACTTTTTAAACCCATGTAAATAGTGTATGTCGTGAAGAAAAAAACTTACAAAGGTTATGTTTTCAAATCAACATAAGCTTTCATGTATTTCCCCTTTCTTACGGCCCCTTGCGTTGTATAGACAGCGTAGGGGGCTAAAGTGGGGAGAAAGGATAAATATGATTCCTCAGAATTTAAAAATAGGCGATACATTCGAAGATGGCGGTAGGATGTATGAAGTAACAAAGATAGTTCCCAACATAGGCTATGAATCTAAGGTCATAGAGGGAAAGAAACCCGCCAAAGAAGAAAAGGAAGAAAAACAGCTTGATTCCTTTAACAGTTACACAAAGACGGAGATAAACCGCCTTAACAATGCAGAGCTTGAAAAGGTATGTGAACAGCTTGGCCTTGAAAAAGGTACAGGTATGGCAATGAAGAAAGCAATTATTGACAAATTGGGGTTATAAAAATGATAACATGGTATGATATTAAACTTAAAACATTACAAAAGATGTTCTCAACGAACAATGGCTCAACCACTATCCCTACAGATAATGCCACAAGAGAATATCTTTCATCTATGCCGGGTGCCGCCAATGAAGCATTACAGATGTTGGCAACGGCTGGAAAGTTTATAATCAAGACTATCAACATAGCCCACATACCAGTTAGAAACCTTCTCTTAAACACATCTAACATTAAAAGCCTTGAAAGCGGTGTTATTGAATATTCCGCAGAAAAGGCACGTTCAATGTACTATGAGATTAAGGGAAAAGGCACGATCACTCTTACAGTTGGCGAAAGTGAGCCGATTGTAACAGAATTTGATTCTAAAACCACATCTCAGCTTGGATATATGCCTATTAAACAGCTTATATCTAATCCGAACAATGCACTTGTGAAAATATCTTTTGCAAGTGATTATCCGTTTTCATTAAGAAATGTTGCTATGTATACAGCAACTTATGAGACAGCAGATGAAATACCGCCCTATTCGGAATACATAAGATATTATTTGCCTGATTTAGCAGATGATTTCTACATGGTAGATGCCGAAGAAGTTATATACGAAGGCGATGAAACCGTAAAGTATACGGCTACAAGTGATTTCTTCCAAGAGGGATTTAAGGTCTTATTGCTCAGAAGGGATAAGCCCGGTAATTACAAAATACATTACAAGTCTTATCCTCAGACGATAACCAACGACACCCCCGATGATACGGTATTATCACTCGATCCCGAAGTAGCCGCACTCTTACCCTTATATATGGCATCACAGCTCTTTAAAGAGGATGATAACGGCTTGGCCACTTCTTATAGAAATGAATTTGAGGTAGCTTATGAGAGATTGGTTAAGAATGTAAACGCTCCTAGTTCGGAGAAATTTAAGTCAGTAAGTGGATGGATTTAAACAATGGCTGTTAGCTTTAAAGTTCCGGCTAGTCCGGCAAAATCAATACTAACAATAGATAACTTCCTCGGTGTAGACTTTACTAATTCTGCGGCGACGGTAGAGGAAACAAAAAGCCCTAGTGCGGTAAATATGATTCGTGATGTTCCCGGTAAGGTCCGCAAATGTATGGGATATGAAACCTTAGAGACTTACGAAGAAAAAGAAGAACCTTTAAGGATTAATGGATATTACACTCTTAGGGGCGATGAATACGGCCTTATTCATGCGGGTAAAAACATATACAGAAACCACGTATTATTGTACTCAGATGCGGCAGATGCAAGGAGTAAAGCTTGGCAATTTGAAGATAGGCTTTACATAGTAGACGGTAAAAAGATGCTTGTCTACTACAAGGAAACCAAAAACAATAAAACAACTTATCACGTTGAGAAGGTCGAAGATAACGCTCACACACCTACTTTGACTATCTCAAAAGATCCCGAAGGTGGCGGTCAATCTTATGAGGATTTAAACCTTTTAACTCCCGCTTTCACAGAGTTGTTTTTAGGAAAACCCGCAATAAAAGATTATTGTATGTCGTTTGAAAATCTTGACAAAACGCCACCGATAGTAGAGGTTATGGATGCAAACGGAGACTTCCAACCCAAAACTTTAGGTACGGATTATACGGTTGACTATTCGACAGGAATAATATCTTTTATAAATGCCCCAGGAGAAAGCCCCTTAACAGGTGAAGATAACGTAAAAATCACCGCATATAGGACGGTAGAGGGTTATTCCGATAGAATTAACCATTGTACGATTGGGACGCTATTTGGGGTAAATGGTGCGCTTGACAGGCTATTCCTAAGTGGCAATCCCGATTATATAAATTACGATTGGTACTCAGGCCAATATGACCCCACTTACTTTACAGATACTTCATATTCCTTGTTGGGTAGTTCAAGTAGTGCGGTAGTAGGATATTCAATCATATCTAACTACTTAGCGGCTCATAAAGATTATATGGAGCGAGATCAGAACATAATTCTAAGAGAGGGTGATTTAGTTGAGAGTGAGCCTTCTTTTAGAATCATAAATACATTACAAGGCGCCGGAGCTATCGCACCTTTTTCTTTTGCATACTTAGCAACAGAGCCATTGTTTTTAACAAGGCAAGGCGTGTTCGCTGTTACGGCACAAGATATAACAGGCGAAAAGTACGCACAGAATAGAAGTTATTTCTTAGACGGAAAACTTCTTGACGAGCCAAATTTGGAAGATTCTTTCGGTTTTGTATACAAAGATATGTATTGGTTATGCGTGAATAATGTCGCATATATCCTTGACGGATTACAGCCTATACATACAGATAAATCAAAGCCGTATGCTACAAGGCAATATGTAGGCTTTTACAGAGATAACTTACCCGCAAGAATAATGTGGGAGCAAGACGGAAGATTATTCTTTGGTACGTCAGACGGTAGGATATGCAGATTCTTTAATGATAAGTATGCTTTGGAATCTTACAACGATGATGGTGAGCCAATAGTAGCATCATGGGAAACCCCCGATATAGACGGAAAGTTATTCTACAAAAATAAGACTTTGCGATATATAGCTTTAAGATTGGATTCAGCTTTAGCCACATCGGTAAATATATGGGTTATGAACAGGGGCATTTGGCAATTTGCTATGACGGATAATACATCAGGCCGATACCTTTCATTCTCACATTTAGTTTTTTCAAAGCTTTCATTTAGCGGAGATAAAACGCAACATACATTCTCGACAAAGGTAAAAGTAAAGAAGGTCGATAAGTTCCGATTAAGAATAACTAACGATAGTCTTAACGAGCCTTTTGGTTTATTTAACATAGCTTTCGAATATATTGAAAGCGGCAATTACAAGGGATAAGGAGATAAAAAATGTCTTATACCAAAATAACAGAAGCAGATTTAACAGGAAAAGGCGTTACAGGTTTACCTGATACACCTAATTTAAGTACATCGGATATACAAGCAAAGTTTGACGAGCTTGTAAAGGATGTTGTTGTACCGAAGCATAACACCTTAATAGACGAACTGGAAGCATCTACTGGCGCAAGTTCAGTAGGAGCAAAGGATATCAATGGTGCAAATTCAACGGTACAGAACGAGTTTGATAATCGTTATGCAAAGAGTGAGATAAACGTACTTCTTGAAAACAAGGTTGATAAAGAAGTAGGCAAAGGACTTTCTACGTTTGATTTTACGACAGCGTATAAGAATAAGTTAAACGGCATAGAAGATAACGCTAATAACTATGTATTGCCTAAAGGTACTCAGACTACTTTAGGTGGTGTAAAAGGTGACGGTAAAACCTTTACCATTGATGAAAATGGTGTCGGACACGCAATAGGCGGTGGCGGTGGCGGTACGGCTAATTACAACGCCCTTGTAAATAAGCCTACTGTAAATGGCGTAACAGTAATAGGAGACAAGGCAAGTGAAGAATACGGACTATTAAGACCTTATCTTGTTGTTACATCGGAAGCCGGAAGCACCGTAAAGATTAAAAAAGGCACAACAGAGATAGTAGCAACGCCAAAGACCTCAACCACATGGGAAGTATGCCCTACTTCTTATGGTACATGGACGGTTATATCGGCGTTGACAGGGGCAGACGTAGCAAGTGACACAATTACAATAGATGCCGTAAAGACTTATGCAATAACAGTAAATCACATGACGGCTACTATCACGGCTACATTCCCTAGTGGGGCAACGTATTGTAAGTGCTACAAGGGTTCAACCGAATATGTAGCAATATCAAATCCTCATACCTTTACCGTAAGAAGTAAGGGAACATGGACGATAGAAACCGAGTTAAACGGCATAGTAAAGACCGCTTCGGCTACCATTTCAGCAGACGGAGATAGCCAGAGCGTAAATATTGAGTATGCGGATATCACGGTTACGTATGATAACAACTTTATGGGCAAGACCATAACGTGTACGGATGGAGTTACAACCTACACTGCAACAGCCCCTAGTGAATCAAACACAGTATCATTTACCATTCCGAATTTAGGAACATGGACTGTAAGAGCAACAGTATCGGGAAACCCTTATGCAGACCAAGTAACAGTATCATCGTACACTTCATACTCTGCTACATTGGCATTGTTTAACGCCACTATTGTTGCCACATTCCCCACAGGAGCAACAGTAACTTGTAACAAAGTAACGGCTTCAACATCACCCCATACCTTTTACATCGGAAAGACAGGGGTATATCCAGTTGTATGTACGTTAGACGGAATAAGTAAAACAAGTAGTGTTGAGATAACCACAGACGGACAGACCGAGAGTGTTACGTTTGAGTTCGGTACTATCAATTTAACCTTTAACAACGAGTTCAGAGGTCTTAACATCACCGCAACAGACGGAATATCAACCATTGTTAAACAGGCTCCTATGAGCGGAAATACAATGGTGTTATATCCAAATGCGACAGGAAATTGGACTATATCGGGAACATATAGCGGAACAACGTATGTATCTTATCCTAACCCTGTTGTAGTAAGTAGTTTGTATACTCCTGTTAGTGCTACGTTGCAGAGTTTTATAATATATGGTTTTAAGATCGAAAGTACCGAAAGCGATCCGTCAAGCAATATTAGTTATGCCGTTCAGTATGAGGGGGAGAATGTAGATAATTATAATTATACACCCGCTTATATGGACTACACTAATAACTCATTCAATTATGGAAGTTGGGAAAATGCTTTCTTTATGCCACGTCCTTGTATGCTGAAGAACGACGGAACTGTTGACTATTATCTGAATCCTAACGACTACACCAAGAAAGCCGATGGAACGGCATCTGATGTTGCGGACACTTCTTACGGTGGTAATGCAATGATGGAATGGGGAAAGGGCGGTAGAAAGATATGGTACAAAATTGTTCCCGACAGTACAAATAATGGTGCAACAGTTTATATTTCTGACAAACAAGTAGATAGTGATTTCCACGCATACTCTTTCATAGGTTCAGACGGAACAACACTTAAAGACCATTTTTATACCCCGATTTATAATGGTTCAGTTGTTGATTCAAAATTGCGTTCGATTTCAGGTCAGACCATCATGAACAACGTTGCCGGTGGAACTGAAATCACATATGCAACCGCAAACGGAACAGGATACTACATCGAAACGTTTGCAGACAGAATCTTGATAAATCTGTTGTTGATGCTCATTGGTAAGAGTACCAACACACAGGCAACATTCGGGAACGGACATTATACAGGTGGTAGTGCTGCCGGAAACCTTTTGAAGTCCGGCACAATGAACGACAAAGGTCTGTTCTACGGCACAAACGGAACAGGTGTTGGTGTAAAAGTCTTTGGTATGGAAAACTGGTGGGGTAATCAGTGGAGAAGAACGGCTGGTCTTCTCAATCTGTCAGGAACACAGAAATACAAGCTGACAGCACCATACAATGACAGTGGTTCGAACTACAACACCGTATCAGGTGGAACACCTGACGGAACATCAGGTGGATATGTCAACAAGATGATATATACATCAGACGGTGCGATGACCACAAAGACGGCATCAGGATCCGATTCGACATTCTATGCAGACGGAATGTGGTTCAACAATTCACAGACCGATTATGCGTTGCTTGGCGGTGGTTGCTACGACGGGCTGGCTTGCGGTGCGTTTGCGTGTAATCTGAGCGGCACTCTTTCGGCTGCTGTTTGGTACGTTGGCGCTGCCCTTTCTTATCACGAATAGGAGATTAAAATATGGATTGGAAATTAAGTGAAAGTACAATAAGACCTTTAAAAGTAGATGATACAAGTTCAAAAACTACCACCTACTTTAGAAGAAATATAAAAGAAGAAAAGCGTGGTGATACGACTTGGTTTGTTTATGAAGAAGCAACAATGCCAAAAGAAGATTATCACGAAATATTGGTTTGCACCGAGGAAATAAGTGCAAATATTGATTACTTAGCAATGATGACCGATGTAGAGTTGCCGGAGGTGTAAAATGAAATATTCCCCTAAGTATGAGAAAGTCAAAAACTACTATGACAAAGGTTTATGGACTAAGGAAATGGTACATAATGCCGTTATAAAAGGATGGATCACCGCAGAAGAATATGAATTGATAGTTGGCGAACCATACGAAGAATAAGCACTCTTAAAGGGTGCTTTTTTAATTATTGAGTAAAAGGAGATATGAACCCAATGGATGATTTTATAACAAGAGCAGAACATAGAGAGTTTGCGGAGCGAATAGATGCCGAAAACAACAGACAGAACAAGAGGATTGATAAGTTGGAAAGAGATATATCGGATATAACACAGCTTACATTAAGCGTACAGAAGATTGCTAATTCCGTAGAGAATATGCAAAAAGAGTTATGCGCTCAAGGTCATAGATTAAAGGACATTGAGGATAAGCCTAAGAACGAATGGGATAAACTCAAATGGCTTATAATCGGAGCTTTGGTAAGTGGTACAATAGCTTTTTTTCTTGGTAGGTTTTTGGTATGAAAATAAAGAGCTTAACAATATATGTTTGCTTTTCCATAGGGTTTACTATCCTTTACACAATAGCGGAGTTTATAACCGCATCAATAACAGGCATTTCACACGATACTTTAACCACTTGCGTATATGGCTTTTTTGCGGGTGAAGTTATTTCATGTGCGATATTAAAAGCATTCAAGATTAAAAAGGAGAATGATTATGACAGTTGAGATTTTTGTTTCAATGTTGGGTGGATGTGCATTAGTGACAGGCTTAATCACCGAAGCGGTGAAAAAGCTTAACATCCTTAAATCCAACAACGTATTGGCTTTGATAGTATCAATATTGGTAGGTGGCTTTGCACTTGCCTTTTTCTTTATTCAGACAGCCACACCTTTGGATGCCATTAATATTATGGTTTCCATTGCTTTCCTTGTGGCTAATTGGCTTTCAGCCACACTTGGATATGACAAAGTTTTACAGACTATCAATCAGATCATCAACAGAGGTGCATAATGAAAATCTTATGGGGACTTTTCGGAATTGCGGTTATAGCTTTAATCGTAATCGTAACTATTAACATAGCAAGACATTATTTTGAGGATTACAGATAGGGAGGGCATTATGGCAACGGCACAAGAATTAGTCAAAATCAGCTATGACAGAATAGGTGTTAAAGAAAACCCACCGAACAGTAATTCGGTTGACGCAAATGATTGGTTTTACGGCAGACACGTTCAAGGCAATTATCCGTGGTGTTGTACTTCAATCTGTTATCGGTTTCACTTAGCAAATGCGGATAACCTTGTTAAGCACACGGCTTCGTGTTCAGATATGTATAATTGGTTTAAGGCAAAGGGCAGAATATACAGTACACCTAAAGTCGGTGATTTGGTATTCTTCAAATTTGATAAAAGCTTATCTTGCATAGCACAACACATAGGTTTAGTAGTAGAAGTTTTAAGCAACGGCAAGATTAAATCAATCGAGGGTAACACATCTTCGGGTAATAGTGGCTCACAGGACAACGGTGGCATGGTCGCACTTAGGACACGTTCAGCAAGTCAGATTGTGGGTTATGGAAGACCCGCTTATTCTGATAGTCCAAAACCAAAAGAACACAGACCTACTATTAAAAAAGGTGATAAAGGCCAAGATGTAAAAGACCTTCAGAACGCATTAAGGGATTTACATTATGGATGTCAGGCCGATGGTATATTCAACAAGCTAACGAAACAATGCGTAGAATATTACCAAGTAACTCATGCATTAGAGCCGGACGGAATTGTGGGTCCGAAGACATGGCAGAGTTTAGGACTTTGGTATTAAAGACTTTAGTCTTTTTTAAATAGATTATTACGAGGTGGTGGACTCGGTAGTTTATTAAATTACACGAAAAGGAGTAAAAAATGGCAAAGAAATTCACTTATAATGTCGAGTTTGACGGAAACGATTACAGCACATTAAGAGATACCGTTTATGACATGCGAGCCAAGAACGATTTATCGGGTGGTGGAAACACGGCCTTAATACAAATGGAAAAAGCTATACCCGCCCCCGAAGGTGGGGTAGGTGGCCCTCTTGCGGGTCTCATAAGAGGTATGGAAAGGGCAACGTCGGTTACACCGACTTCATCGGGAACATCAGGTTCTACAACAACAAAAGCGGCCGCACCAACTATAAGCGGTTCCTCACAGGGCGGCGGATATGATTACGCTTCAATGGTTAATGATATGCTCGCTAGACAGAGAGCAGCAGCCGAAGCCGCATACGCTAATTCAATGAGAAGATTGACAGCAGCAAGAGACAATTCATTGGCAGCATTAAGGAGCAATCTTGATGCCACATTGGAAAGATTAAAAAATCAGTACGACTATTCAAGTGGAGTAGTCAACGATGATGCGGCTAAATCCCTTAGAGAAGCATACGTTAATTATATGCTTAACCGTAAAAACCTTAATCAGAATCTTTCTGCGGCGGGTCTTTCGGGTGGAGCAACAGAGAGTACGAATGCCAATATGTATAACAATTATGGCAATTCAAGAAATGGTATAAATCAGCAGTTGGCCGATAACTTGGCACAGCTCTTGAATGAGCACCAGAACAATGCTTCAACGGCACAGCAAGCTTACAATTCACAGTATGCCGATGTTATGAACAGTTATGCTAACAATATGAATCAGCTTGAATCAGCTTTAGCAAATAACCTTGTATCAAGCTTTGACGGTGGCTCTTTAAGCAACCTTGCTAACTATGCTCAGACTTTGGCTAAGCTTAATAACACAGGCGCTTATACACCTACAGAAAACACAATGGGTGTAAATGCCATTTCAACCACTCAGGGTAACGATATGGGCGAAGCAACCACTTATGCGAGATACAAGAACATGGTCGATGATCTTACTTCACAGGGCGCAAATTCCTCTCAGATTATTCAGCAGCTTAGAAGAAATGGCGCAAGCTTGGATGATATTTTTGGATTATTCAATGTTTAATTCATAAGGAGTAGAAACAATGAGTCTTGGATTTACAAGAGAAGAAATAGCAAAATATTATTACGGCACACCTCAGAACGTGTCGCAAAACACACAGAGCATACCTAAGTTGAATCCTCAACCTAGTACGCAACTTCCCCCTATAAACAATCCTAACATTCCCGATGATGAAACGAGAATGAAAGCAAGAAACTATATTCAGACCGTATATGAATCGCAAGATGATGTTTCTACTCCCGAATTAAAGCCTATTAATAATCCGAATATCCCGGATAATGATACACGTATGCAAGCAAGGAACTTCATTCAAGCGGCATACAACGGAGATATTGACGAGAACGGCGCACTTGTAAGCCAGAATAAACCTTCCAACAATTCCTCACGAAAGAAAACAACCCAAAACAAAACTACGAGTGCGCCTTTTTCTACAAAAGAAAATGTAAAACCTTCCGAGAAAGAAATCACAAAGGAAGATGTAAAAACTCCCGCTACAAATTGGGATGATGTAGAAAAAGCAAAGAAAATCGGAAACTACTATGCTCAGAAAGAAGCTTATAAGGCTAAATATGCCACAACAAGCAAGTATGCAGAGCAGAAGAAAAAATATGAAGAAAACAAAAAGAAAAAGGAACAGGCTAAGTTATCGGCAGAAGAAGTAAAAGCAGAGAACGCTCCCGCTTACGGCTCAAATATGTTCTTAGATGTGAATAATTTGAATAAAACAGAGCAGACTTCGCCACTTCCTACACCTACTCCAAATGCTAACGAGTTATTTAATACGGATCTTGAGGGCATAAAAGAAAAGGCCAACAGCGTTCAGACACAAGACCATTTTACAACAAGGACAGATACAACCCGACAGAGAATGATTGATAAAGTCGGTGAAGATACGATCAATAATCTTGTCAATGATTTATCTGGTGTATTGAATAATGGCGGTAATTCTTTTCCGTCTTTGCCTAAAGGAATGTGTCTTATGGTCTCTATTCCAAGAGAAAGTATCCTTGATAATCTTTTAGACAACAACACAAAAGAAATCAAAGATAGCTTAACGAAAGATGAATATAAAAGCTTCCGCAAAGAAGTTAAAGCAAGATATAGAGAACAGTTTAACCAAAAGGTTGAGGACAAAGCTCGTAGTTTTGCTACAGAGAATCCGGCTCTAGGTACTTTAGCATCGTTTGGCCGTACAGCTCTTATGCCTGTTGAATCACTTGGAAACATATCGACAGGCTTTTTAACAGACGATAAAAGAGATTTAGACTATCAGCATCTTAGGGCTAGGCAAGCAAGCCGAGAAGGTGCGAAATACAATATTGACAGTACCATAGGACAGACAGCTTATGACTTAGGTACTGGATTAGGTGATTTTGGAGTAAGTGTCGGAACAGGTGCCGTTACAGGTTTACCCACTATGCTTCCGTCAGCTTTAAATACCGCAGAAGAAGCGCAGAACAGAGCATTAGAAAACGGATCAAGTGTCCGTAAGGCTTCCGCTTTTGGTACAGGTGCGGGAATTGCAGATTATATTTTAAATACAAGAGGATTAAACTTTATATCCGACAAACTTACATCCGAAACTGTAAAAACTGTAGGACAGGCTTTAAAGAATATCGGTGTAGGTGCGCTTACAGAAGGCGGAGAAAATCTTGCACAGGAAGTAGTTGAGAACGTTCTTGATAATATTATCAATGGGGAAAACTCAGAGATAAGAAATACCTTTGGAAATTACATTGCCGATGGTAAATCTGCGGAAGATGCTTTCAAACAGACCGCTATTGATACAGCTAAAAACCTAGGTATGGCTTTCGGTACAGGTGCGCTTATGGGTGGTGCCTTTGCCGGGGGTAAAATGGCGATAAATGATATTAAAAATCCCAGAAATATCATTCCTAGAGTTGCCGAAAATGCTCCTACGGAAGTACCTACCAATAGGTTAGTTGAAAATACCCCTCAGAATAACGCAGATAGGGCAAATTTGGCTCAAAACAATGTGGTTAATGAAATACCCACAATGAAAGAAAATGTCGTAAATGAGCCTTTAAATGATTCGGCAAATGTAAACGAAACAATTACACCGACAGATGTAAATGATTCGGAGCCTTTAAGAGTTGCTACAGAAGCCGTAAATCATAGACAGCTTAATGCTAATATGAACTCACTTTTAAATATGTTCGGAAGAAGAAGTGAGGAAAATATCGGTCAGTTGAGAGCTTTGTTAAATGAATATGCACAGACAGGTAATGAAAACACCATTAAGGAAGCACGTTCACTTGCAAAGGAAATTGATAAAGACTATGACGGTGCAAAGTACACTAGCAAAAAAGGTACAGTAACAGAGTATGGTTACGGCAATTTTGGTAAATTCTCCGACCAAGTTGATATGTTCCAGAACGCTTTAAAGAATCAATCTGCACTCAGCAAAACTTCTTTAACCCCCGGAATGGAAGATTTAAACGGAAGAATAAACGATTTATTCTCACGTTATGACTTATCGGATGATGTTTCAAAAGATATTCGCAAGTGGAAACAATCTATTAGGAATCTTGCCAATGAAACTAACGGTGATAACTTTGATAACTATTTCGATGCCACAAGCAAATTGTTTGATGATATTCGAGAAAGCAAAGAGTTTGTAAGTAGCTATCGAGGAAAAGTTAAGGCTAATGATTTTGACGTTCCTGAGTATATGGCTATCAACGATGCTATCGAGGATATGTACCGAAATAAATCATTCCCTAAGTCAATGGCAGAAGATATAGGCTTAAAGAACGATAACACTCTTACCGTAGATATGAGCGATATACCGCCTATGGATGAAACGGATATTACAAGCGGTAATGAAAAACATCGTAGGGTTATTACTAATAGCGCACAGAACGCTGGCATTATCACAGATGCGGATATTGAAGCAGATCCCGAATTAAAAGCCATAAGAGATTATGAGGAACACAGTAATAAACGTACCTATTTACAAGCTTTGGATGATGTAGACCATAACCGTTCACAGTTTGAACAGGAATACATGAACGGTGATAGAGCAATAAACACCGACCTTGATGTAGACCGAGGTATGATTATCTTAAAGCGTATGGCTAATGAGATAGGAGAGAGTGACAATCCACAGGCAATAATCGCTAAGAGAAATGCTATTCTCCGTAATATGGCTACAAACGGAACAGAAGCCGGACAGTTTATACAGGCTTTTGCTAAGTATGCCAATACCGCCGAAGATGCCCTTGTTAAAGCAGAAAAGCTTGATATGGAAAATGTTGAGCGTTGGGGCAAGAGGAATAAGAAGGCCAAAGATACAAACGAAAAATTAGCTAATGCTTTGAGAATGCAAGGCTATGACGGTTCAATGGATGTTACGGCTCCACAGGAAAGACCTAGTATTGATGTATACCGTAATCAAGTCCGTAACACTTTAGCAAGGGAATTTGGCTCAATTAACAAGCAATTTACAGATAGCGATGTAGATTATCTTGCTAACCTTATCGAACAAGGAGCCACAACCAAGGAGCTTACAGATGCCTTAAATACCAAAATGGCAACAGGAAAATGGGGCATTTCCGCAGAAACGCAAGCAAAGGTTAATGATATATTTGATTATATCCGTCAGTTTGATGAAAACAGCAAGGATTTTGTAGAAGGTCAGGCCGAAGCATTCAGATTGTTAGCCGAGGAAGTAGCACCAAAAGCTACACCAATGGAGAAGTTTGATGCTTGGCGTTATATTGCTATGCTTGGCAACCCTAAAACAATGTTGCGTAACTATGTAGGCAATAAGATGTTCGGTACGGTAGTGGGTGCTTCTAATACCTTATCGGCTGCTTTAGAGGGTTTGGCAGACAAAGCATATCACGCAAAAACAGGAAACCATATCCAAAGACAGAAAGCCGTACTTAATCCTGTCAAAGATAAGCCCCTTATAGATGCAAGCTTTAATGATGCCGTAAATAAGAGATTTAGGCAGATAGAAGGCTCTAAGTACGAAAAACCTACTAGGGATGCTATAGCACAAGTGAGGTCGCCGTTTGAATCAAGGCTTATGAGGTTTATTGATAATGCAGTCGATGCCGGAATAAGTGATACAAAGGCGATTGAAAAGAAGTATTCTACTTCCCTTGCGGGTTATTTAAAGGCCAACGGTTATGATGCTTCGGTATTTGATGCACAAGCCGAATACGATTATCTTAACAAGGCAAAACGTGACGGAAGAATCACACAGCAAGACTTGGCAAGAATGGAACAGCTTAAACCTACCGTAGACTTCTTAGAAAAGGCTAGAGATTATGCTTTAAGTCAGGCAGAATACGCAACCTTCCATGAGCCTAATGTAGTTGCAGATATGTTATCAAGCCATGTGCGAGATTTGCGAAAAGGCTATATTACATATAACAACAAAAAGACAGGCAAAAAGGAATATATTTATTCACCCGTAGCAAAAACCCTTGGTTATGCGGCAGAAGGTGTTTTGCCTTTTAAGAAAACTCCCGCAAATATCCTACGTAGCGGTTGGGAATACTCTCCATTTAGCATTATCAATAATATTGGAAAAACAGGCAAGTTAATATACGAGAACACAGGCCGCAACAAAGATAATTTAGATGAAACCTATACTACAAGAAGCGGTAAAGAAGTACAGAGATCACTTGCATCCGATGTTATTGATAGTTGGTCTAAGACCTTAACAGGTTCGGCCTTAACAGGTTTAGGATATTACTTGTTTAACAAGGGTATTCTTACATCTTCCAACAAAGACGAAAAATATCAAGACCAATTAGAAGGTATACAGAATTATGGAATCAACATAAACGGACATACCTATTCACTTGATTGGGCGGCCCCAGGTGTTATGCCTTTGCTTTTAGGTGCAGAAGTAAACAAGGTGCTTAAAGCTAACGCTGTTTCAGATAAAGAATGGTATCAGAATTTAGATGCTTGGGTAAGCTCTTTAAATGCTATTCTTGATCCGATGTTTGAAACCTCAATGCTGTCTGGAATAAAAGACACGTTTGAAACTGCGGCTAACGAAATCAGATACAATGAAGAAGGAGCCGTAGGCGGTATACTTGGTTCTTTACTTGGCAATGCGGCCACAGGTTATCTTACACAAGCTATTCCCACCGTCTCAGGACAGTTAGCAAGAACTATTGACCCTATAAGAAGAACGACAGATACGGCTAGTGAAGGATTTTTAGAGCCAATAGAAAAACAGGGAAGAAAGATAATGAACAAAATACCGTTCTTATCTATGCTTAACCCCGAATATCGTGATGCTAGAGGTGAAAGACAGTATAATAGTCCATTTCCTGTTGACTATGAGAAAGATAGTATACCTAGTGTATTAGGCAAGACATACGGCAACTTTATGTATCAGACTTTAAGCCCCGGCTATTATAGTAGAGTTAATACAACCGATGCCGACAGAATGGCAAGAGATACTTATAACGCTCTTGACGAAAGCGGAAATCTTATTAAGGATTCTAAGGTATTTGCCGATTGGAAATCCACAAAGAAGATTAATGGCGAAAAACTTAATCCTTATCAGATGCAAGACTTTAGAGAAAGCATGGGTAAAGCTAATACGGCTATGCGTGATGCTATCGCTAGTGAAGATTGGTTTAATGAGTTGTCAGGCACCGAACAGACCGAAATCTTGAAGAAGCTTAATTCCGTATCAGAGAAGATAGGCCAATATACCGTTGCTCCTGATTCCGTAAATATCAAGGATGAATTGGAAACATACGTCAATGCGGGAGAAGGTCAAGACGGTCTTGATGCAATCGTGAAAGAATTAAAATATAAATATAATCCTTACGGTATTAAAGCTAGTAAATATGCTGAACTTGTGGAAAGTGGAGCCACTAAACAAGAATTTGAAAAGGCGGTCGAGGAAGCAAAGGTAGAAGCAGAAAAGGCCGAAGTATTCAAAGAACTTGGTATGACAAGTGCAACAAAATCTTTCGAAGCAGCGTATGAGAACGACCAAATGGATTTATACGAGGACTATCGTAAATATCTTAAAGATAACGATATGGGAGATTCTGCAAAGCATTGGGAAGATTATCAGAAACAACATGGAGTGCAACCCACTTCCAATAGTTTTAGCAAGTACAAGAAAGAATCTTGGGGCAGAGTACAAAGGTTATTTCCTAATACGACAGAAGAAGGATTTTCTAAGACTTTCGATAATATGGATCGTGATAACAACGGCTCTATAAAACAAGATGAATTTCTCCGTTATCTTATCCGAGAGAAGTATACTGACGAAGCAGAAGCACAAAAACTTGCAAAAGCGTATGGCAACTGGAAGACAATACCTGTTCTTAAAGGTGGCGAGTGGGATTTTAAAAAGAAGAAGTAACATTATTAAGGGCATCCGCTACGGCGGGTGTCCTTTTTTGGTGGGGAAATATGAAAAACCTTGATAACATAACCAACACAGAAATCAAAGAAGTAATAGACGAGTATATACATTCAGAGAGAGACAGAGCGATATTAAAGAGAAGATACATTGATGGTATATGTTATGAACCGTTAGCGGAAGAATTTTATTTATCTACAGTACAAGTAAAGAGAATAATCTACAAACAATCTGAAATCTTATTCAAACACTTGATACGAAATTGATACTTTCATGTTATTTTAGCTTTAATTCATATCTTATATCATAGGCTTAGAAAGGATAAGCCTATGTTCATCTACACAAACCCAAATCCATTTAACAAAAATACCGGAGATTGAGTTATAAGAGCAATCGCGGTCATAACGGAAAGCACTTGGGAGAAGGTATATATAGATTTATGTGCGGAAGGCTTAGAGCTTGCAGACTTGCCAAATTCTAACAAAGTATGGGGAGCCTATTTAAAAAAGCTTAAGGAAGCAAAACGAAGCTAAAAGTTGTCACGATTGTCACGAAATCACAAAGAATGTTGTAAAATCAACGCATTTAATGAGTGCATAGGGGGTTCGAATCCCCCGTGTCTCAGATAAAGAAAACCCTTAATTTCAAGGCTTTAAGCCCGATTTTAAGGGTTTTTTGTTTGGAAAAATACAAACGTATTTTGTACGATACAAAGCCGTTTTGTGAAAAAAGTTGTCACGAGTTGTCACGAAAAAGCATTATTTTAATAAGTCCTCTGCCAATGCTTTTTGATAGTATTCAATATCTTCTTGCATAGCTCTTGTGTAAATTTTTCTCATGCAGAAATCGGAGGACCAGCCACAATTATTTTTTATCACTACGTCAGGGATTCCGCACGCATGAGAATAAGAAGCATAGAAAGCTCTTAAATCGTGAAATCTGAATTTAGGTATGCCTAGTTTTTCCTGTACGGAATGTAATTTGTTAGTCAAAGACGAAGGAAAACCGTCATAAATACATCCGGCATTGTAAATTTCCTGTATCAATCCGTCAGACAGATATACTTTTCTGTCACTACTTGTAGTTTTAGGATAGTCTTTTATAACATACCCTTCGGAGCTGTCTACCATTGCACGTTGAATATGAAGATAATTCCCTTCAATATCCTCGATTCTTGCACCACATATTTCTGAACGTCTTAATCCCATAACTCCTAATTGAAATGGTATGGAATAAATAGTGTTTTTCACTTCACTAAGAATAGCCCTAACATCATCCTCAGAAGGTGTGTAAGGTTCAAATTTACGTTTTTGCGGTAAAGTAGTGGAAATATTAAGACTAGGGTTGAAAGCCTTTAAAACAGCCGAAATAAATGCGTGATAATTGCGTACTGTCTTTGGTGCTTTGGTACTGGATAATCTATTTATTTCAAGCTGTATATCATTATTGGTTATGCGGTTTATATTCTTACTTGTGAATCCATCAGATAACATATCGCTATATCTTTCATACTTCCGCATAGTAGAAGGGGATAATATATTATCTTTCATAGCACAGTATTGTATGGCAGCAGCCTTAAAGGAAATATCCTCACTTATCACAGATGTTTCCTTTACCTTTGTGGCAACGGCAAGCATTATCTCACTTTCACTAGGTTTATGGTCGAATGTTGCTATTACCTGTTTACCATTAAATTGTTTTCTGTATCTCCATGATCCAGAGGGGAGTTGATCTAGGTTTTTCATTCTGTCACCTTATTTTTCTCAATAAACGCATCCATAAGAATATCAATGCGCTTATCCTTCAATTCTATCTGATGCAGTAAAAAGTCTATACTTCTGCGTGATTGTGCTCTTTCCTTTTCAATTTTGGCATCGAATTTGACCTGAACATGGTCGAGTTGAGCTTGTAATTCTTTAATCTTTTCATTCTTGAGACGGATTATTGTTTTCAATGCGTTTATATCAGGTGTATCTGTTTCATCCATGAGATCAAGACCGAGTAAAACATTGGCTATTGGTCTAATGGTATCTTCATAGCGAAATTTGACGTTTTCTGAATCTTTAGCGAATATCCTGGATAACGTGGTTTTAGATACATAGTCTCCGTTTTTCTCCAACATATCAAGAATATCCGATAAGGATAATCCCCTTTCTTCCCTTACTTCTTTGAGCTTTATGATTATATCCCTTGAGTTTGTCATAAATGAAATTTCCTTGTTTCAAAAGTGGTTTATGGGTGCCAAAAGTGTAACTTCTATCGGAAACCTTTATCTTATATCATCGAGATAAAGGAGAGTTGCCATGATTGATTTAATTATTAAAGAGCTTGAAGGTACAAATGAAGTGTTATTAAAGTTTATCTATGGTTTTATAAAGGCGGTTAAGAATGAGTGGTATTAGATTGTTGTGCAAGCGCATCTATCATGTTATATACTATATCTTTCTTAGAGTTATCGAGATAATACAGTTTTACGGCATATTCTAATAAGAGCCTATCCCTAGAAATCTTTGCGAGATTTTGAGGTATGCTTTCGATTATAACTGGTCCGGCAGCAGTATCAACCGTATAATCAGGATTGCTCCATCCCATTAAATATGTTTCATAGCATTCAAGAGCCCTTGCCATTAAAGAAACCTTTTTTAAAGGCAATTCCCTAGAATTTTCTAATTTCTGAACAGAAGAACGAGACTTATAACCACATTTCTTTGCCACTTCATCCTGTGATAATCCTAATTCAAGCCTTCGTTGTTTTATTCTTTCACCTATATTCATATAATCACCATCCTCTTATTGGAAATAGGATAATTTCTACTCCCATCTTGAATATATCATTATGTTGAAAAAAATTCTACATAATTTTGAAAAAGTATGTTGACAGATAGGAAACATAGTGATAAGGTATAACCATGTAGACAGGTTGGCTACACCAAATATAGAAGAAAGGAGCATGAAACATTGGTAGACACACAACATCTTGAAAACATCATTAAGGAAAAGGGGATAAAAAAATCATATCTTGCCGAGAAATTAGGCATATCTATTCAGAGCTTAAGGCTCAAGATCAATAATATTTCCGATTTTAAGAACACCGAGACAGATACAATGTGCAAAGAGCTTGGAATTACAAGCTTAGTATTGAAGGAAAAAATTTTCTTCAAAAAGTAGACGGATAGTCTACAAGGGAGAGGAAGCATGAAAGAGATAACCATAAAGGTACAAGTAGACAATGGCGAGACACCTGATCCTGATAATTTAGCTTTTGCGATATTCCAAATGCTTACAGAGGATGGTTACGAAGTATCGGTAAGTGTGGAGGAAGCATGAGAGAACAAAGGAAGTTGCAAGTAGGAGACACAATCAAGTGCCGTGATGTCGATGACATGGTGGAAACAATGACCGATTTAGCACAAGAAGGTGTCGAGACAGATTTTCACGATAATAAGCAATTTATTTTAATCGTAACAGGAGTGGAAGCTTGAAAGGACAATATAGCATCTTCGACGAAAAGGGCAAGCCGTATTCTTACAGTTTTGAAAGATACATAGGGCAAAAGGTTGAGTTTTGGAGAGATCATCCGGCAACAGTTGGAACAATCAAGCGAATTGAGCCGTATTACACGATTGTTGAAGTAAACGGTAGGGAATGGGCAGGAATAAACGTAACGATTAGGCCAGTAGATGAAAAGGAAAGGAGCAAAGCATGAACGAGATTATCAAAGTTGATTTTGAAAAGGAAACAGTATCGGCAAGAGAGCTTTACGGAACATTAGGGATAGAGAAAAGATTTTCCGCATGGTTCGAAACCAATTCTCAGGGATTTGTAGAGGGAGAAGATTTTACAAGTGTACCTACAAGTACGGTTGTAAATAACGGCGCTGAAAGAGTATTGGACGATTACCAATTAACAATGGATATGGCAAAGCATATATGCCTTATGTCGAGAAGTGAAAAAGGTAAAGAGTGCCGGCAATATCTTATTGATTTGGAAAAGGCATGGAACACACCTGAGCAGATCATGGCGAGAGCCTTAAAGGTAGCAGACCATACTATCACAGGGCTAAAAGCACAGATTGAAACCTTGAAGCCCAAAGCAGACTTTTTCGATGCAGTAGCAGACAGTAAAACCGCAATATCAATGAGTGAGGTTGCAAAGGTACTTAATGTCAAAGGCTACGGAAGAAACAACTTATTTGAGTTTTTAAGGAGTAAAGGCATATTGGATAACCGCAATGTTCCTTATCAGCGATATGTAGACAACGGATATTTCCGAGTAATCGAGCAGAAGTACACGAAGAACGGCGAACAGGTTATCACAACAAAAACCCTCGTATATCAGAAGGGTGTCAATGCAATAAGAAAACTTTTAGAAAAGGAGACAGCATGACAAGAGAAGAAGCTGAAAAAATAATTAAAGAGCGCTTCAAACCTGTTGAAGATAAACCTGGGTATGTTTGGTTTAGCCATTTTCAAATGATCAGTATAGAAACCCTTGCAAAGTCTCTAGAAAAATGGTGTCCGAAAAGCTTATACAATACACCTTTAGCAGAAAGTGAGGGTAAGGCACTAGAGCAAGAGCCAAAGATAGGGCATTGGGTTGAACGATGCACCATTTTTGGCGGGTCATTCAACTGTACCACATACAAGAAAAACAAGTATTATTTCGTAGAGGATTAAGACAATGGTTATAGATTTACTCGATACAGACAAGAGGTACGACCTCATATATGCAGACCCACCTTGGAAACAGTCCAAGGGAGGTAAGAAATCGGTAAGACCTGTCAGTAGTGGTACAGAACTCGATTACCCGACAGCAAGTCTCGATGTGATAAAAGGTCACTTGGCTATGGCTGACGGATTGACCGGGGAAAACTCAATCCTGTTCCTATGGACGATTGATAAGTACCTGTTTGAAGCCGAGGAAATGGCGAAATCTCTCGGGTATAAGTTACACGCCCGGATGATTTGGAACAAAGTTACAGGCATACCAGCGGCGTTTACCGTGAGGTTCGGACACGAATACCTACTCTATATGTACAAAGGCAAATTAACGCCTGTAGACAAGAGAGAGAGAGGTAAGATACACACCGTTTTCACAGAACAGGTTAAACGCCACTCGCAGAAGCCCGAAGAAGCCTATCGCATTATTGAACGGCTCTACCCCGACCTTCAGAAACTCGAACTCTACGCAAGAGCCGAGAGACCCGGTTGGGATTGCTGGGGAAATGAGGTAGTAGCCAAGTGAGATTGATTGTGTATGACTTCGAGGTTACTAAATATGACTGGCTGGTAGTTGAACGATGCACCATTTTTGGCGGGTCATTCAACTTAAAGTCGAGCTTACAGACAGGCGCAACGGAAAGGAGCAAAGCATGAACGAATTACAGATATTCAATAATGAAGAATTTGGAACAGT